GGTCATGCCCCAGAAACCCGGTGCGCTTGCCTCCCGCAACCAGATTTCGGGCGCAGGTGCGGCAACCATTGCCATGGCGGGCGGCGTCAACGGTACGGCCACGCTGCAAGGCACGGGAACTCTTGCGGGCATCGGTGCCCTTATCATTTCCATGGTGGCGGCGCTCACGGGTTCCGGCACCATCAGCAATGCCGACGCTGACGCATTCTTGCAGCTTGCCGCATCCCTGGCGGGCGAAGGCGACATAACAGGCGCTCTGACGGCCATAGGGCACGCTACGGCGGCTTTGTCTGGTTCTGGCGATGCAGATGGCACGGCAACGGCTCTGGGCACTCTGGCGGCGTCTATAACGGTTACAGGTGATGCCCTGACAACCGCCAACGTGGCGGCGGCTATCCTTGACGCGGTGGACGCCATTGAAAGCGGCGCAACCTTGCGCGAGGCAACACGGCTTATCCTTGCCGCGACGGCTGGCAAAATCAGCATATCCGGCAACACGGTCACAATCCGCAACGCCGTGGCAGACGATACGGACCGCATCGTTGCCACCACGACAACTGAGGGTGAACGGACGGCCATCACTTACGACGTGGGGTAAGGCATGGCTGATTATTTCGGCACTCGCTATTGGGCCGATAGGTATTTCCCGCCTGCCTACTATCAAGGCGGTGAGGTTGACCCGAATGCCATGTCTGCCTCGCTTTCCGGCGCGGCAACGCTCACCGCAAGCATTAGTTACACGTCCGTTGATGCGGGCGGCGCGATTATCAACCTTGAACGGCGCAGGCGCAGGAAGAAAAAGTGGCTTGAGGCCATTGAACGCTTGCAGGACGGCGAAAAGCTGCCGCTGCCAGCCGTCAAAAAGGCAATCACAGCCGCCACGCGCGCCGCAACAAAGCCCACGCTTGCCGAAGCCGCCAAGGCCGAAAGCACGGCTGACAATTACCTCAAGGCCGTCAAGTCGCGCGGCATAGACAGCGCCGAACTCGCGGCGGCACTTGATGAACTCAGGAAGCTGCAAGCCCGCATCGAACGCTTGCGCATCCAGGAAGAAGAAGAATTGATGGTTATTCTGGCTTTGGCTGCATGATGGACAAAGAAGAGCGCCAGTATCTCGCCAGAGAAATCTTGAACAACCCGCTGTTCGCCGAATTGTGCGAACGCATCGAAAAAGACGCCGTAGACCGTTGTGTCGCGGCAAATTACGCAGATCACGAAGCGCGCTTGACGGCAGCAGCCGATATTCGCGCCATACGAACTTTCCGCCAGAACTGCGAGGCCATCCTCCGCAACAATCCGGCGACGAAAGCCGCGCCCGCATAGTGCGGCGCTGGTTAGAAGGCCAACACCAACATGACAGCAACCGACAACCTGCCCACCACGGGCGGGACCGATAGTGCGACACCCTCAACTGACCTCGATAATCCGGCAAATTGGGATTACTTCGACCCTGACGAAGAAAAGCAGGACACCGAAGCCCCCAAGGAGGCGACAGGAACCGCAGTTGAGAATGATGAGGACGAGCAGCAGCCCGCCCAAGAGTCAGATGACGAGCAGCAGGAACAGCCCACAGCCGAAACAGAAGAAGCCCAGCCCGCAAAGGAAGCGAAGCCGGAGCTTGTTCTGTCCGAAGATATCAAGGTCAAAATGCCTAACGGCGAGACACTTGATCTCAAGGAACTCGGCAACGGCTACATGCGGCAGTCGGATTTCACGCGCAAACGTCAGCAGGACGCACAGCGCGCCACCTACATTCAAGGCGTATCGGAAAAGATAGAGCGGTTTCTTGCCGCCCAAATTCCGCCCCCGCCCGAACCTGCGCTGGCTTATGAAAACCCAGCAGCCTACGCGGCGCAACTTGCGCAGCACGACGCATCAAAGCGTCAGTGGCAACAGGTCTTGGAAGCCTCAAACGAGGCACGGGAAGCGGTGCAGTCGTTCACACAGGAACAGCGTCAAGAGGTGTTGCTTGCAGAAGCAGCCCGCCTGAAAGAGCGCATTCCCGAAATGGCGACGGAAAAGGGCCGCGAGGAATTTACAAAGAAGGCTTTGGAGGTTGCGAACCTTGCGGGCGTTTCAGAAGAAGAATTGCGGTCATTCACAGACCATCGCTATTTCGTCGTTCTGAAATACGCCATTCAGGGACTTGCCGCCGAAAAGGCCAAGGCCATCGCAAAGCAGAAAACAGCATCGGCTCCGCCCGTTGCCCCTGCAAAGCGCCAAGCCCCGCAATCGTCCGCAGCCATCAAGAACGGGGAAGCCATGAAGCGCCTCGCCCGTTCCGGCAGCATCCAAGACGCAATGAATGTGGATTTTGATTAACCCACACTCAAAGGAACACAGCACATGGCTGTCATTACCAACACGTTCCAGTCCACGTCCGCCGTTGGCGTCCGTGAGGAACTTTCCGACGTGGTGTCCCGCATCACGCCGGAAGATACGCCGATCTACTCGATGATTGAGAAGGTCAGCTTCAAGACCAAGCACCCCGAATGGGAAACCGACGAACTGGCCTCGCCCGCTGCCAACGCGCAGCTTGAAGGTGACGAATACACCTTCGGTGCCACGACGCCTCCGACCCGCCTGGGCAACTACACCCAGATCATGCGCAAGGAAGGCATCATCTCCGGCACCCAGGAGGAGCAGGACGAAGCTGGCAACGTCCAGAAGGTGAAGTATCAGAAGCTCAAGAAGGGCGTTGAACTCCGCAAGGACGTTGAATTTGCCATCGTGAGCAACACGGCTTCCGTGGCTGGTGCAACCCGCTCCTTCGGTTCGCTGCCTTCGTGGCTCACCACGAACGTCTCGCGTAACTCCGGCTCGAACGGTGGTTTCAACTCTGGCACGGGCCTTACCGTTGCCGAAACCACTGGCACCCAGCGCGCGTTCACCAAGACCCTCACCGATACGGTGATGCAGTCTTGCTACGTGTCCGGTGCGAACGTGCGCCACCTGTTTGTGTCGCCCTACGTCAAGTCGATTTTCGTCACCTTCATGTCTGACACCAACGTGGCTGCGTTCCGCTACGCCGCGTCGTCCGGCAAGAACAACAGCATCATTGCCAATGCTGACGTTTACGAGGGTCCGTTCGGCAAGGTGATGATTCACCCGAACCGCGTCATGGCGACTTCTGCCGCCGTGGCCCGCCGCGCCTTCTTCGTGGACACCGAGTTCATTGAGTTCGGCTGGCTGCGCAAGATCAAGGAGGACAAGGAGGTCGCCAAGACTGGCGACGCCAACAAGTTCGTCCTGATTGGCGAAGGTGCCCTCAAGGTGAAGAACGAAAAGGGCCTCGGCGTTGTCGCGGACCTGTTCGGCCTGACCTCTGGCTCGTAACAAGGAGACTGACACAATGTCTTACGCACCTAAGAACTTCACGGCGTCCGCTACACTTGGTCTGAGCGACGCGGACACCATCCTGACCGTCAACGCTGCGGCTGGTCTTACTCTGACCCTGCCCGCCGCGTCCGGTTCCGGTGTCCAGTACAAGGTATTCGTCGGCACCACAGTGACCTCCAACTCGGTGGTCATCCGTGTGGCGAATGCCAGCGACACAATGTCGGGCATGGCGCTTTCTTGCGCAGATGGCGGCTCGACCATGAACGGTTGGGAAACCGCCGCTGACAGCGACACCATCACGTTCAACGGTTCCACCACGGGCGGCATTCTTGGCGACCATGTGGAACTCGTGGACTGCGCTGCGAACAAGTGGGCCGTCATGGTTTACACGTCCAGCACGGGCACTGAGACCACGCCGTTCTCGGCTGCTGTCTCGTAATCCATCTCTCCGTAACGACAACTGGGTGCGCGGGATTTTCCTGCGCACTCTCTCAACATGGGAAATCACATGGCTTCTGAAAAAGAACCGCTCGTTAAAGTCAAACTGCTTCGCGCTACATGGAAGGGCGAGGAAAAGCAGGAAATCGGCACCGTAATTGAAATGCCTGTGACGCCCGCAATGTGGGCTGTGAAGGACGGGCTTGTGGAGCCGGAAGGCGAAAACCCGTTCAAGAAGGGCTGACGCGATGGACCTGAATAACCGCGTTGTCATTGACTATGACCCGACATTGGGCCGCACCACATACGCACGGCGCGTAGAAGAAGCGGACCGCAAAGGCTGGGAAATCTGGGTTGACTACGAGGTTGACCCGACGATTGAGGCCAACAAGATCGAATTGAACAATCAGGCATCTGGTTGGAAGGGCGACTTGCATAAAATCGCCTCACTCTCCCCCGGCATAGCGTACGGCCAAGGTTACATCGCGCAAGCCCTGAAAGAGGGCGACGAAAAGGCCATGTCGAAATGGCTCAATGATTCTGACAATCGCGCTTGGCGCACCAAGGAAGGCAAGGTTTAAGCCATGGCTCTTGCAACGTATGCTGACCTTCTGACTGCGGTTCAAGACTACGAGGATGATTCATCCGCCGTGGTGACGGGCCGTCTTGCGGATATGGTCACGCTTGCAGAGCAACGCATCTTTCTTGGTGGTGAGCCGGGAACGAACTACTACACGCCGCCCCTTCGTGTGCGGGCCATGGAACGCCGCCAGATTATCCCGATTGGCCCCGGCCTTGCGGGCGGCACGTCAACGGGCAGCGCCAACGTTCACGCCCTGACACTATCAAGTGCACCAACGCTTGTCCGTGGCCTCACGGTTACATTCACAGCGGGTTACAGCAACACGGGCGCAATCACGCTGGACGTGAACAGCACGGGCGTTATCACGGTAAAGAAGGGCGCGGGCCGTGATGACCTGACGTCGGGCGATATTCTCGCGGGCGGCATCTACACGGTCTATTACGACGGCACCAACTATGTGTTGATGGCATCGGATGGCGCCGCCCCCCTCCCGGCAAACTTTCTTGGCGTCAAGTCGGCATACCTTCAAGACCGGGGCGTGTGGCTCACGCCTCAGACGGCCACGGGCGTTAACGTGTTCATGGACGGCGCGGTTGCGGGTGAACCTGAATACTACGCCATTGAAGGCGACACGCTGCGCATTGAACCGTTGCCGGATGACGATTACAAGCTGGCGTTGACGTACTACGAACGCCCCGCTGCGCTTTCGTCTGCCCTTAATGACATATTCCGCCAAGCCCCGGCGATTTACCTTTATGCCACGCTGTTTGAATTGGCGCTGTACCTTCCCAACCCGGAAGCGGCGGACAAGTGGTTTGCGCAATTCCGCTCGGCCCTCAATGGTTTCGTGCTGACGTGTGACAGGTCGTCCACGTCCTACTCACCGGGCCGTGTGCGTCTGAGGCTTGCGCCATGACGCCATTTGCCCCGTGGTTGCCTGACGTTGCGGACTTCTCGCCTGCGGTTTCGACCGTGGCTAAGAATGTCATTCCGCCCGCCGCAACCGGGTTCAAGCCTTGGCCCTCATTCACGGCCATTGCCGCAGCGTTGACGGCACGGGCGCAGGGTGCGGCCACAATGCGCGGCCTCACGGGCACGATTTTCAACTTTGCGGGCGATGCTACGAAACTCTACAAGGCGGATTCAACCGGGCTTGTCTATGACGACGTAAGCCGCACGACGGGCGGCGCTTACACCACAGCCAGTGATGGCTGGTGGAATTTCACGCTGTTTGGCGATTACGTCATTGCCTGCAATCAGGCCGACGCAACACAGGTTTTCCAGCTTAGCACGTCCAGCAACTTTGCCGCCTTGTCCGGTTCGCCCCCGAACGCCGCGTTCTGTGGCACAATCCGCGATTTCGTGGTGCTTGCCCGCACGTCTGCGAATTACAACCGC